GATACCAGGTGCTTGATGCATTGTCTGGGTCATAATTGCCTGAATAGTTATTGAACACAATACTGGCAACGCCTGCTTGATTCAAAACATCATATTGCTTCAGACCACGGCGGATATTTGTTTCCAAAACATCTGTTGCAGTAACTGATGTCCAAGTTGTGCCAATATAAAACTGCACCGCAATTGACGGTGCATCAACCCCATTATAGTTGGCCATTATTCAATACCAATCCCCGTTGTAAATCCGCTTGGTGTTCTTCCAGCTCTACGGCGTAGAGTCTTTAGGTTTGCATCAATATCAACAAAGAAGTCATCCTTTGTACCATAAGGCGTTGTGATATTGACTGTGAATTGTGGTGTGCCTGAGTTCATAATTGAACCACCAGCTGAAGAACCATCACCTTGTGCTGCCAATGAAACTGTTGGTGCGCTCTTTGCGTTAGCTGCCTGACGGTTTAGGTTTTCGGCAATTGAAGCGGCAGTTGCCTGTGCTTCAATCTTTGAAGTCATTAAAGTTAAACCATACTTCTTGAGCATTGCATTAATAATTTTTTGCTCAACAGTAAGTTCTTTTTCTTTTTTCTTGTTTAACTTATCCTGCTCTTTTTGAAGATTTTTCAAGAAATCTAAATAACTGCTCATTGTATTGTCAACAGTTGGAGTTTTTGGAGTTAGGCTTCTTGAAGTAAATCCGGCAATATCACTGGCGCCTGGTGAGCCTGTGTAACCGCCAAGGCCAGCTTCAAGTTTGGCTTTTCTGCCACGGACCTTATTTCCTTCGCTCTTTAGTCCGGCATAAATAGCGGCGGCACCGCCAACTGCGGCCAGCGCAGCAGTGGCAGCAACTACTGTTGCACCGCCTGATGCAAATGCTGCTGCAATGGCGGCGCCTGCTGCTGTAGTTCTAAGCGCAACAAAAGCACCAGTTAATGTTTGAATTGCGGTAACAAATGCAGCGACCTTGCCAACGACAAACATTCCGGCAATGATTCCGGCCATTGTCTTAACAAGGCCCATGTTGTTTGTAATCCAATCAGAGAATGCAATCGCAGCACCTATCAAAGTAACTGCGGCATTGCTAGCGGCTTGGAATGCTGCAACCAATTTAGTTCCATTGGCAGCAACCCAGGCTTCAATCTGTGGCAGAATCTTTGTTTCAATTACCTTGGCAAATTTTTCGACAACTGGAATTAGTTGGTAACCAAGAGTTTCAAGAATCTCACTGTAACGAATACGCAGGATTGCAAGTCTGTATTCAAGTGTGTCTGCACGTGTTGCTGCAGAACCGGCAGTTATTTTTTCAACTTCTGCCAATACTTGTGCAAACTTCTTACCTTTAACGGCAGCCGCATCAAGACCAGGCACAAGATTTTGCAAACTTTTGAAATTGCCTTGCAATCCCTTAGTGATTGATTTTGTGGCAGTGGCTAAATCAACTGTTGCAAATGCTGAAACATCAAGCGCGGTGCCAAGTAACTTCTGGGCAACACTGACATCGCCGGTGACTGCTGCCAACCGCGATAGCGCGGGCCGCAATTCGTCATCGGCAACGCCAACCTGTAATTGTAATTTTGAAATATAGCCTTCAACACTGGCAATTGCTTCATTGGTAGCACCAACTGTGTTGCGCAAACTGTTAGCAAGTAATGCTTGGCTCTTTTGGTCTGCAATAGCAGCATTGACTGCATCTTTGCCAACCTTAACGGCAAATGCGCCAACTGCTGCGGCAGCTAATCCAAATGCTCTAACTGCATTTTTGCTGAATTGGTCAAAACTTTTGCCAAGATTGGCAATGTCTTTTTTAGCAGCCTTGGAACCTTTGTCCGAGTATTGGGTGATGATTCGCGCTACTACTGCACCAATTGCCACTTTATACCCGCTCTCTGTTCATATGTCTTTGCAATTCTGCTTTTGCTTCTTCTAATGCTCTGCTCACGTTGGCTTCAATCTTAGCGCGGTCTTTATCAACAACACGCCAAACCAAACGCGAAGCAGGTTTGAATCTGTTTGAAAGTGTGCGCAAGAATTGTGCGCTCTGAGTTCTTGCAGCAGATGGTTTTGTTATGCGACCTGCAATTTCAAAGATTGCACCGGCAGCTGATTTGTTAATCAATGCACCAGCACTGGTGGTGTAATCTGCCCGCACCTTGCCTTGCGCTTTTGTTTTACGAATACCAGCAACAACTTCTTGCGTACTCCAAGCAGGCCATCCGGCACCACCACGTGTTGACCGGCGAGGTTTAGCAGCATCATATGGCCGCCATCCGCTCATTGGTGTATCTGTTCTGCCATTAGTAATGCCACGTGCAATACTGTGAGCATCACGTTCTGCGTTAGCAAGTTCTGTATTGATGACCTTGTTAAAACGGCGAACGGCGGATTTATCAAATTGTTTCAATGCATCAACTGTCTCTTTGATGCCAGTTAAAACAATGACTTCATCCGCCATTTTTCTTTGCCCGTTCTTTCAAATAAATTCCGATTGCTTCGATTATGCCTTCAGGCGCATCAAGCAAATCAATCGGTGAAATGCCAGTCTCCACCGCAATCGCTGCAACCGTATAGGTTAGGCTTTCGCGGTGGATTCGGAATTTGGGTCTGCATCCAACTCTGCGCTGAGAATTGTGTCTAAGTAATCAGGGCCAAAAGGTTTAACAATTACACCATTGACTTGCTGTGCTTTCCAGGCCAACCAATAGATGTGTTCAATCTTCTGTTCTTCCCCAATCAGTTTAGGCAACCCTTTGCCAAACTGTTGTTCAAACGCCACGATAATTCTTGGTGTCAACTTGTATGTTGTCTCATTATTATCTGTGGTTTTTACTTTGATGGCTAGACCATCCATTTTATCCCCCTTGGATTATTAGGCTGTTGTTTTTGTGATTGCACCGGAAATTGGCCAAGTTACTGAAACAGTTGCCAATTCTCCAACGCTTCCAGATACTGATTGCCACTCTGTAATCAATGCAGAAAATCCGTATGCTGGATTGGTTGCAGATGTTGCAGCACTGGTTGGCTTTACAGTCATTGCAACTGCAGTGCCAATCTTTGTGCTGGCATCGCTTGGATAAATCAATTGCTCAAGAGCGCCAGAAGCAAAATCCTGATTAAACTCAAGAGTGATTTGGTTGTCACGCAGACCTGCAACACGTGTTCTTGATGTGCTGGACATTCCGGTTGTTTCAACAACATCAAGTGTTGAAGATAGTGTCACCGATGTGACATATTGCGAGATGTCAGTGCTTGCCAACACCACATATGCATCTGTTAGAACTAAACGGGCCATTCTTTATGCTCCTTTTGTGATAGCGCCTGAAATTGGCCAAGTCACACTTGCAGTGGCCAATTCTCCCACAGAACCTGACAACTCTTGCCATTCTGATACAAGAGCTGAAAAGGTGTAGGAAGGGTTTGTTGCAGATACTGCGCCGCTGGTTGGCTTCACAACAACAGTTGTTGTGCTACCAATCAACGGATAAATTGTTTGCTCAACCGAGGATGTTGCAAAATCCTGGTGGAACTCTAAGGTGACCGAATTGTCAGCAAGACCTGCAACACGTGTGCGGCCTGTTGCAATTGTGGAACTGAATGCGCTGGTATCAATTACATCTTCAGATGTAGAGATTGTCACACTGGCGATGTGGTCAGATAAATCAACTGCGCCGATGACAACAGAGACATCAGTTAGAACGATGCGTGCCATTATTTAGTTTCTCCTTCTTGTGTCTTTACTGCTGCGGTTTTTGCTGACACAAGATGATTGCCTGCGACTAGCGCATCAATGTTGCATCCTGCTTCAAGCAGTTCTTTTTCTGTGATTGCTTCGCCTTTTTTCTTTAGAACGAAGCGGTCAGAATTTACTGTGTAACTCATTTAGTCTCCTTGGCCCCATACGGTTAGTCTGTAGCGATAAGATATAAATTCCACATCTCCTGCCAAGTAAGTTCCAGATTCGGCAGAAGTAACACGCAAGGTGTTGCAGGCACCACCAAGAGTCAAATCTGACTCAATAGCTGCCTTGATGGAATAATCACCAGAGCCTTGCAAATACTTGTCCAAGTTATCTTGGGCAGTGCGCTCTGAATGGCGTTGAACAATGACATAAACATCAAGGTTGGCTTGGTCTAAGCCACGTGAATTGTTTAAGTCAAATGTAAAATCTAACTGGCCAACAACTGCTGCTGGCGGTTGTGGTAGGTCTGGAATGATGTCATAACAACGCAGACCTTTGATTGTTGAAAGGTTCTTCTTGATGCCATCACGAACGGAACTGGGCTTCATTTTGCCATCCAGGAAACTTTACGGAATGGACGCAATAGAACTTCCACGTCTGGGTCTAATCTTGAACCAAGGCGAACGGTTCCAATGTCTGGGCTTCCAGCGATTCCGAATGGTGATTGACGGCGTACGAACAAACGTGCGGCCTGAATTTTGGTTGCCATCTGGACTTCATAAGGCACTGAGGACCAACCCCAGACACCTTTGACTCTTACTGATTGTGGCAGATTGAATGGGAAGATGTAGGCACCGATTGCCAACAATCTTGTCCAAGGCCAACCACGGCGAGGGTTATTCACAGGCTCCACCATGTAATCAGAAGTTGCCCACACGGTTGTGTATAACTGGTCAAAATTATCATCTGTGGCAATCTCGCTGATGTGGATGATGTCATCAACATTGGTTGTCCACCAATCCTGCGCAGTGTAATAACGTGTCACTGGTGCGCCGGTTGTGCCATCCTTGTAAAAGAATCTGCCGGTGTAATCATCAACCATTCGGCTTGCGGCCATAATTGCAGCTTCAAGCGAAGTATCATCTTGAATGTCATCAATCCCCAGAGATGTTTTCAGGTCTGACAGTGTGCAATATGCGTTTGTTAGTGCCACGCGGTTTCCTCTTCTCTGCCTTTGGTGCAACTGCCCGCTCTAAATCAGGTGTTGCGGTTGCGGTTTGTTTCCGCCAAAACTTTATTCTTTCCACGATAAGTGATGCTCTTCTGATAGCCAATAAGATTTTTGATGTGGTAATACTGCTCCGGTGTTCACGTGTATTGGAAAACCCAATTGTCTTATACGGCGTGAAAACAACAAATCCTCACTAATCCAATTGCCATCAATTGGACCATCCCAGAACCAACACCAATCTTTACCTTGGTTTGGGTCTGCATTCTCTCGCATTGCTTCAAGCACACTGCGGTGAATTAGTACGCATCCAGTGCCACACGCATCAATCTTAAATACAGAGTTGCGGTCATATTTGAACAGTGGCAAGAAGCCTTCTGGTGCATCTTGGAAGATTGCTGGCACAGGTTTTGGATATGGATGTTTGTGTGCATCAAATGCTGCAAACACTAAACCTGAAACAACTGGCCGCTCTTTATCGTGCGCGGTCTGCACAAGTAAATCAAATGCTTCTGTTGTGAGCTGCTCATCAACATCAATCATCAGAAGCCAATCAGAGTCAGTGTTTTCTAAGAATGCTTTCACAACGCGATTGCGCATTTTGGAAAGTAATCCGGAACCTTTGATTCTGACAAATGGCCCCAGTCTGTCGGCGCGGTTTTGGCATAGTTGAAACATTCGATATGCCCACGCCGCATTGACGGTGCCTGGGTCACACGCACCGATTGAAACTTTGTGTCCTGTTTTCATTGAATCCCCCGATTCATTAGGAAGTGTTGCAGTGAGTAGGTCGGGGGATTCCCACTCACTGCAACACAACTATTGTTTATCCTTCAGACTAGAAGGATGGTGCTACCAATCCGGTTCCGCTGATGATTGAAGCGGCCTTTGGATAGCGTTCTGCGGTGAATGCACCGAATCCGTACACAACAGTTTTGATGGTCAAGCTGCCTGGGGCAGTTGCATCGAAACGAAGTGAGAATGGTGAACCTGGTTGCTCCCATAGGTGCATTTCGCGTGCGTCAACAAGATAGATTTCATCTTGGTTGGTTGCTGCGCCGTAGGTTGTTCCCACGTTTGCATCTGTGATGATTGGCAAACCAAGTAGTTGGTAACCGCTGTTTGCGTACTGTGCAGCGCCTGCGCCAGTTGACATTGCGTTCTGTGGACCACCAGCTGTTGGAACAACTACTGGACGGCCTGCGGTATCAACTGCAGCTAGCAAGAATGCTAGGCGGCGTGGGTGCATAATCCAGTGAGTTGGTGTTGTGAAAACATTGCTCTGAACTTGCTGTAGAGCATCTGCCAACTTTGGATATAGCAATGCAACAGTTGGTGATGTTGCGGTGAAAGTGATTGCGTTTCCACCAGATGCACGAATACCCTTGAACTGACCATTTGAGCCGGTTCCGTTTAGTACCTGTGAATCAAGTGTTGTGTGCCATGAGCGAATCAAGTCAGCAATTACGAATGCATCAATGCCTGTTCCGCGCTCAATTGCTTGGCGGGATAGGTCCTGTTGTCCTGCAATTGTACGTACAGGAACAGAGAGCAGGGTGTCATCGGCATCTGTTTCGGAAACTGCAGTGTTCTGTGTTTCCTGAATTGCTGTTGATGTACCTGTGGTCATACGGCTGATTTCAAGTGACATACCAGCTGCTGGAAGTGCCATCTTGTTTGTTGCGAAATCAGCTGTTGGACGGCCTGCACGTGCCAAAGGCGCTGCAAGGTCAACTAGGTATTGTGGAACAACAAGTCCAGCGAAGTTTGATGTATCAACATCACGGCGCTCAACTGATTCTTCCTTTAGGTGGCGTGCAAGACGCTCTTGTGCTGCATAATCTCCACGTACTTGTGCATTGAATGCATCGCGTACGAAAGAAGTTCCATTGTCTGGACGGTATGTACGCTCTTCACGTACGATTGAAGTGCTTGCCTTTGGTAGCGCATCTGCAACAACAGAACGTGCTTCTGCTACCTTTGCATCTGCTGCTGCTTGTGCAGTCAACTTCTCAATCTTTGCATCGAGTGAACGTGATTCTTCAACGAGGGCATCAACCTTTGTGGTTTCCTCTTCTGTGAGGTCAGTGCGGTTCTCTGCTGCTACTGCTTCGAGAACTGCATCCATTTCAGCCTTCACTGCATCACGGCGCTCAATTACTTTGTCAAGATATGACATTGTTTGAGTTCTCCTTGTGAGTGTTTTTAAGGTTTCGAGGTGGTGGCGTTGATGCTTCACGGCGCTCATTAGAGGGTGTGAGTCTCGCTCCGACTTCGTAATCTGCACTGTTGTGCAGAAATCTATTTTGTGTTTTGGATAATTGCTTTTGCCAAGCGAAGTGAAATCTTGCGGGATGCTTCAGTTTCAACTGGCAATCCTTCAGCTGGAATGTCAACTGGTTCAAGTTCAACTTCTGGCTCTTCTACTTCAACCACTGGTTCCAATGTCTTGAGTCCAAGTAGGATTTCAAGCATTGACTTGCCTTCTTCAAGGTAATCATAAGATTCGGAAATCTTATCCAAGATGGTTTGAACAACCAACATTGATTCACCGTCTAAAGCACGGCCTTCACGCAGTGCCTGCAATGCTTCATTTAACTTCTGGCGAGCTTCAACTGTTGTTGTTGGATAAGCAGGGTAGGTGACAACAGAGACATCGCCATCTGCAAGTGACACTTCAGTCAATGTGCGCTCTGTCTTATCCTTGCTCCAATTCTGACGGATGACACGGAATGCAAAGCTCATCTGGTCAACATCGCCACGTTGAACAAGTGTGTAAATATCACGGGCTTCTTGAGTGTCTGCAAGTTGCGCATCAAAACGCAATCCACGGTCATCTTCAGTAAGAGTAAGGGTGCCATTCTTTGTGCGTGCTAGTGGCAACCCTTCGTGGTTGATTAACAGGCGAACATCAGGCATTTCAGTAAGAGTCTTGCGGAATGCACCTGGTGCGATTCTCTCTTTGAAAGGCAGTGGCACGCTGGCGTCATTGAACACCGCTGCATATCCTGACAAACGCATCACGCCATCTTCTGCTTGGCGTGCTTCTACATCCTGCACCACATATGTGCGGCGTTCGATTTTCTTTGACATTTTGCTCCTTGAATCGGCTTCAGCATCTAACACATCAATCTGGCGCTGTGCCCAGTTTTGCGCTCTATCACTGAAGTTTGAATCGCCGCCCCACAAGAGCCAAGCAACTAAACCTGCTCCTGGGTATTCAGCGTGCGAAGGGTCACTGTTTTTTGGTGCCTGTCCATCAACTTTGTGGCGGGCAAACCAAGGTGCCATTTTGCGAACCTTGTTTTCTGTGATTCTTCCGGCGGCCATTTCGCGTGCTTCACGCTTTGTGCCATCGGTTAAACCGTCTCCCCCAAAACCTTCTTCAATATATTTCAAACCACGTGCTGCATTGTCACGAAGAAATTGCGGAACTGATTCAAGCGCACGAACTTCGCCGCCTGGTTCCATATCTTCTGAAATTGACACTGCAATCATCTGGTCAATTGCATCTTGCTTATTATCGTGACAGGCAAGTGTGGTGTATGAACCATCTGCTTCTTGCTTTACTGTTGCCCATCCATCACAATCAGATTGATTTTCAGAAATGAAGTATGGCATTACTCAACCTCATAAACTGCTTCAGGTGAAGCAGGGTCAATTGTTGACACTGCCTGCAACTGTGTTGATGGAACACCAGTGTGTTTGATTGATGGCATATCCAATGCCTTCAAAACTGCTTGTGGGTCAAACCCAACCTGCACAAGTTGTGCAATGATTTCTGCACGCAACTTCATACCAACTTCAGGTGCATCGGATGCATCAATGTTCTGCAATGGCACACGGTATTGGTCACCGGCAGCACCTAGTGGTGACAAATCTTCAACTGCACGCACATCGTTTAGACTCAAGAAGCCTTCACGCAATCCTTTTGTGTATGCATCATAACGCTCAAGTGTTGTGCCGCGAAGTAGAGCATCAAGATTGAACTTGATGAATCCATCTGATTCTGGCAACAATGGTGATAGTGCTTGCTCAATGCGTTCAAGTAATGGACGCAATGAATGTTGCACGAATGAAAGGTTCTGTGCTTCAACAGATGCGAATGACATCGCACCAGCAACAGGATGGCCCAAAAGCGAGACTGGCACGCGGAATAGGCGGGCTATTTCCTCAACCCCGAAGCGGCGAACCTCAAGCAATTGGGCATCGGCAGCATTTAGTGTGAGCGGCTTGAAGGACGCTCCACCTGTTAGCACGCCGATTTTGCCCGCTCTATATGGGCCAGTGTGTGTGATATTCCAATCACGGGCAAGGTCTGAAACCTGCTCTTCTGTCATATCACCTGGCGCTTCAATAACGCCACCAGGATTGGCAGCGTTGCCGAAATATGAAGCAGCATAAACTTCAGCTGCCATCGCAGAACCTAAAGTTACGCGGGCAGCTCCGATTGGACCAAGACCAAGCAATTGTCCTGGCAATCTAAATAATGGGATGTGAACAATTTCGTTTGCAGATAATGTAAATGTAAAGTTTCCGTGTGCATCGCGAACCATATAACGAACAGGTTCACCAGCGAATGGACGTTCAACGCGAACATCGCGAGGATTGAGAACATACAATTCAAGAACTTCACCCATATCATCCATCACTTTGAGGATGAATGCGTTTCCTTCTAGGTTAAGAGAAGCAATGATTTGCTCATAAAACTCAAGGCGTGTTGTCTCTGGATTTGGATTGTTCACCCAGTTTGGAACTTCGCCATAAACAGATGCATAAGAGATTCTGTTGCGACCACGGCGAACATATGCGCCAAGTGGTAAGGATGAGATTGTGTCACCAAGCAAACGAACGCAGGCATAAACGGTGGACATACGCACTGCGGTTTCGGAATTAACATCAACACCTGCTGGTGATGCATACGCTGGTCTGCCTGGAATCAGTGGTTCAACGAACTGATTCTGCGCACGCTTTTCACCTGCTGCGCGTAGTCTTTTAGATAGACTCATTGCCTGCCTTTTCTGCTAAGTGATACCAACCGCCATCCCAAAGGGTTAGCAGTTTGTGGAAGTAATCTTCGTACTCTTTGGCGATAACATCTAATGCATACCGGCCAACAGAATGCTCTCTGATTTTCTTGCGGTCTAGTGTTTTTACATTTTCTGCTGCATCCATAAACTCTTGCAGCGTTCTGCAACGGTAGCCTGTCAAACCGTTAATGTTGTTCTCTGTAAAAGCTCCCCAGTCAGTTGTGATTGTTGGAGTTCCACACGCTTGAGCTTCAATAACAACATTGCCAAATGGTTCAATATAAAGTGTTGGTGCAAAGGTAGCGATGGCATTGCCCATTAGTTCTGCTCTTTGCTCTGGCCCTACAGAACCAACAAATTCACCATATCCTGATTGCTCACCAGGACCGGCCAGAATCAATCTCTTGCCCAATCTTTCGCAAACTTCTTGTGCGATTCTGTAACCCTTACGGTCAATCAGGCGGCCAATGTAAAGGTAATAATCGCCTTTGCCTTCACCTAATGGAAACATCTCTGGTTCTAAGTAACCAGGAATCACGGTATCAAAGAACTGGCCGTCAACCGCTGTCGGGTTCTTGTGGCCTGCATAGATTGAATGCATCCAGGCATATGATTCAAATACCCGAAACTTACTAAACACACCGCCATATCCAACGCCGAATTCAACGCTGGTGTGGTTTGGGTATGCATCTGCAATCGCCTTGTGTGCATATCCACCAATTAAGCAAATGAAATCTTGCTCTTGCAAATGGCTTTGCATTAGTCGAATCACATTGGTGTTGAAGATTCGCCAGTGCAGCGCATCGGTATCAAATGATGCCTGTGTGTAATGACTATTGCCAACCGCCTGTTGGCGGCGCTCTTCTGAGATGCAGGTGATTAGCTTTGTAACTGGCGCTTCTACCTGTTCACCTGCGTACAAATAAACTTCGTGACCAAGATTGGTCATCATTATGCAGAATCTGCGAACCTTTTCAGTAAAAGCACAACCGCTAAATTCTTTTGTGACCTGCGTGTGTGGCAGGCTTACAACGTGAAACCGCATAGAATCCCCCGATTCTAAATTTATTCTGTTGGCTCTTCCACAACAGGCGCACTAAATTTGCCAGTTGCTTCATCATAAGTCCAGCCAATTCCGGCAGGATTTTCCAGTGTGTATTCAATAAGTTTGCAATTTAATGCCGCTTCAGTTGCTTCTTTGTCGTCTGCCACAATCACATTAGTTACTGAATTTCCGTTCATCATTGCAAATGTTGCCATTTTATCTCCTAGTAATAAAGCAAAATTACGCCATTACCACCAGCGCCAGAACTTCCAGCACTGGCATTGCCCCCGCCGCCACCACCACCGTTTCCACCTGCACCGCCGTTTTGACCAGAACCATTTGCGCCAGCGCCTAAATATCCACCACCACCGCCGCCGCCTCTGTATTGACCACCAGTTGCTCCAGAACCACCGGCAAATTTATCGCCAGCTCCGCCAGCTCCACCAATACAAGCAGTGCTTACTGATGAAGCACCACCTGCACCGCCACCGCCAATTAAACCACTACCACCGGCACCGCCTGTTGCAACAAAATTTGCAGTTGTGTAACAACCGCCACCGCCACCGCCAATAACTCCTGACGTGCCCGCAAAACCAACAGCTGCAGATGATGATGAGTTTCTACCACCAGCACCAGCACCAGCAAATCCGCCATTCACTAAAACGCCAGCACTGGAAGTACCTGGCGCTCCAGTATATGAAGTAGCGCCACTTCCGCCAGCGTAGTTTGTTGGAGTGCTCGCTACACCACCACCGCCGCCAGCACCGCCGACAATGGATGCTGATACCGTTGATGTTCCTGAACCACCACCACCACCGCCAGCAATAATCATTCCGTACTGTGTTATTCCGCCAGCATTGCCATTTCCTGTAGAAGTCACTGATGCTCCACCTGCACCAACGACACAAGTATCTGAAACAAAAGTCCAACCAGCAGAAAAACCACCACCACCACCGCCGCCGCCAGCGGCATTTGCACAACCGCCAGAACCGCCGCCACCTATGCAAACCGCATAAACTCTTTTTATGTGCGATGGAATTGTTACGCTACCACTGGAAGTAATTGTTTGTTGTAAAGTTAAACCAAATGGTGTATCACTAAACAATGCATTGTTATAAATGTTGACACTCATTGATTTTTGCTCCTAATAAAAAATGTAAAGAATTCCAGCTCCACCAGTTCCAATACTGGTACCACCACCGCCGCCGCCACCGCCTAAACCGCCGGTTCCGCCATTTGCTCCTGAAGCACTACTGCCGTTTCCCGCAATTCCTGCACCGCCACCACCCGCACCGTTGGTGTTTGTTCCTGTGCTGCCAGAACCACCTGTGTAAATAGTTCCATCAATACCAAAACCATTTCCGCCATTACCGCCAGTGCGAGTTCCGGTGGTAGTAACACCAGCACCACCGCCACCACCAGCCATTCCATTCCCGCCATTTCCGCCTGTTTGCGTAGATGTACCACTTGCAGATGAACGACCACCGCCACCGCCAGAAATACCATTTCCACCATTTCCACCAGTTCCACCTGCACTTGTTGTTCCACCGCCACCACTTGCTGCAACACCATCAATACCAGCAGAGTTTGCACTAGCAGACGCACCAGCTGGTGCACCATAGAAATTTATTCCACCAGCGGATGAAGCGCCAGTTACACCACCACTACCTGCTGCACCAACAACAGGCTGGGTACCACCACCATCTGCAATGATGTGCCCATACCTAGTGTAGCCACCTTTGGCGTTTGCAGCGCCACCGGCACCAACAATGCAAGTATTTTGAGCGAGTGTCCAACCCCAAGAAATACCGCCAGCACCACCACCACCACCGCCGTTAGTACCACCGCCACCGCCAGCCATAATCACATACACCCATTCAATGCCTGTAGGAATAGTAACTGAACCGGATGAAGTAATTGTTTGTTGCAAAGTCAGCCCATGAGGTGAATTAAATGATTGCTGTGATGGATTAGTGATTTCATTTGTTGATGGATGCCAATTTGAAACTTGACTTGGGGTTTGTCCTCTACGCATTAAAGATGACATTATGAAATCCTATTTACATATCCTGAAATTTGAATAACGTTTGCCGCTGCAGCATATGCATAAACAGTTGATGCTCCCGCACCGTTTCCAGTTAAAATTAATCCTGGCACAACTAAAGTTAATCCAGATTGTGAAGGTATCAAAACCTTGATGTCATTATCCGGTGTTGTAGTTCCGCCAAATTGAATTGTTAGCAATCTTGCGGTTGTGTCAGAATTGTAAGCATAAAGCCAAATTTCATCTATAACTGTTGATGAAGTACCAGTCGCATGAATAGTCGTTCCAGTTGATGCAGTTGCAACAACTTTTATGGCTTTACCTTGTGAAGAACCACTGAGTAATGTTTTTGTAAATGTTGCCATTTTTTTTATCTCCTATCCAAAAACCTGATTAGCAAGAATATTTTGGTCATCATCTGGAGTTGCAGTTCCCGCAGGTCCAGTCGCGCCAGTAGCGCCAGTAGCGCCAGTAGCGCCAACTTCACCTTGTGGACCTGTTGCACCTGTTGGTCCAGTCGCGCCAGCAGGTCCTGTTGGCCCTGTTGCACCATCTGCGCCAGCAGGTCCAGTTGCACCTATTGGTCCGGTTGCACCTACAGGTCCGGTTGCACCAACATCACCTTGAATTCCTTGTGGTCCAGTTGCACCTATTGGTCCAGTTGCACCTATTGGTCCGGTTGCACCTATTGGTCCGGTTGCACCTACAGGTCCGGTTGCACCTATTGGTCCGGTTGCACCTACAGGTCCGGTTGGTCCAGTTGCACCATCAATACCAGCAGGACCTGTTGCACCTACAGGTCCAGTTGCACCTACAGGTCCGGTTGGTCCAGTTGCACCATCAATACCAGCAGGACCTGTTGCACCAGTTGCACCTACAGGTCCGGTTGCACCTACAGGTCCAGTTGCACCAGTTGGTCCAACCGCCTGAGTGTTCTTCCACAATTGTGTTGCTGAGTCATAAACTAATGCATCGCCATTTGCCAATGTGCCTGCATTGATTGAAACATTATGCAATTCTTGCAATTCATAACCATTTTGAATTTTTACAAGAATTTCACCGGCAGTTGCGTGTGCTTTTACAACATAACCCAAAAATACTGCGTGAACTGGTGCAGATGGCATTGTTGTTGTGTAACCACCAGGTGTTGATGATAGCCACAAAGCTGCGCCTTCTGTCAATCCAAAAGTATCAACACCGCGAATAATTCCGAATGTTATGACATAACCATCAGAACCATTTGTGATTGCTTCTGCAACAAAACCAAAAGTCTTTGATGATGTTGATTCCATATCTGCATCAGACAATGCAAGTGTTGGCTTTTGTCCAGATGCACCACTGATATAAACAACAGAACCTTTTGGAATTGTTGTTCCAGTATTATTTGTGCCAAGAATAAATTCATTTTGACCAATGCGTGCAGTTACATTTGCATTGAGAATTACATTCAATCCTGCATCGCCTGCATCCCAGAAAACAGTTCCAGCAGCAGTTGATGCTGTTTCAGGCGTTGTATCAAAAGAAATAAAATCAGGTTCTGCAATTGATGTGACACCAGTGATTGCACCTGTTGGCATTGGTCCAGTTGCACCCGTGGCGCCGGTTGGTCCGACAGGTCCAGTTGCACCTGTTGCACCTACAGGTCCGGTTGCACCAACATCACCTTGAATTCCTTGTGGTCCGGTTGCACCTGTTGCTCCAACTTCGCCTTGAATTCCTTGCGGTCCGGTTGCACCTATAGGTCCAGTTGCACCAGTTGGTCCAACATCGCCTTGAATGCCTTGTGGTCCTGTTGCTCCTACTGGTCCAGTTGGACCTGTTGCACCAACATCACCTTGAATTCCTTGTGGTCCGGTTGCACCTGTTGCTCCAACTTCGCCTTGAATTCCTTGCGGTCCGGTTGCACCTACAGGTCCGGTTGCACCAGTTGGTCCAACATCACCTTGAATACCTTGTGGACCTGTTGCTCCTACTGCTCCAGTTGGACCTGTTGCACCAACATCACCTTGAATACCTTGTGGACCTGTTGCACCAGTTGCACCTACAGGTCCGGTTGCACCTACAGGTCCGGTTGCACCAGTTGGTCCAACATCACCTTGAATACCTTGTGGACCTGTTGCACCTGTTGGTCCAACATCGCCTTGAATTCCTTGTGGACCTGTTGCACCAACATCACCTTGTGGTCCTGTTGGTCCAGTGGCGCCCACTTCTCCTTGGACGCCCTGGATTCCTTGAATACCTTGTGGACCTGTTGCACCTGTTGCTCCAACTTCACCTTGTGGTCCAGTTGCACCTATAGGTCCAGTTGCACCTACAGGTCCAGTTGCACCAACATCACCTTGTGGTCCAGTTGCACCAGTTGCACCGATTGGACCTGTTGCACCAGTAGCACCAACTGGGCCTTGAATGTTTCCAACATTATCCCATTCAGAATTTACAGAATCCCAAACATATAAATCACCTGCGACAATATAACCATCACCAGGATTTCCAGTTGGATGTGCAGCAATCAATTCTGCATATGTTGCATATGAACCAAGAATTGTCACACCTTGGCCTTGTGGTCCTGTTGCACCAGTTGGTCCAGTTGGACCAGTAACTCCTGTTGCGCCGATTGGACCAGTTGCGCCTGTAGCACCTACTGGACCGGTTGCACCTGTTGGGCCAACATCGCCAGTTGCACCGATTGGACCAGTTGCACCAGTTGCACCAACTTCACCTTGAATTCCTTGTGGACCTGTTGGACCTGTTGCACCAACTGGACCTGTAACACCAGTTGCACCAACATCTCCTTGAATTCCTTGCGGTCCAGTTGCACCAGTTGGTCCAACATCGCCTGTTGCACCTACAGGTCCAGTTGCACCTGTTGCTCCAACTTCGCCTTGAATACCTTGTGGACCTGTTGCACCAGTTGCACCAATTGGACCAGTTACACCAGTTGCACCAACATCACCTTGAATTCCTTGTGGTCCGGTTGCACCTGTTGGTCCAACTTCACCTTGAATTCCTTGTGGACCTGTTGCACCTGTTGCTCCAACTTCACCTTGAATACCTTGCGGTCCGGTTGCACCTGTTGCACCAATTGGGCCTGTAACACCTGTTGCACCAACATCACCTTGAATACCTTGTGGACCTGTTGCACCTGTTGGGCCAATATCTCCTTGAATTCCTTGTGGTCCAGTTGCACCTGTTGGTCCAACTTCACCTTGAATTCCTTGTGGACCTGTTGCACCTGTTGCACCCACAGGTCCAGTTGCACCTGTAGCACCTACAGGTCCAGTTGCACCAACATCACCTTGAATTCCTTGTGGTCCGGTTGCGCCTGTTGCACCTACAGGTCCGGTTGCACCTGTGACGCCGATTGGACCGGTTGCACCAGTAGCACCAGTTGCACCGACTGGGCCGGTTGCACCGACTGGACCGGTTGCACCAGTTGGACCTGTTGGACCCGTGGCGCCTGGAATTCCTTGCTGTCCAAGGCTGGAAATCTCAACAATGTTGCGCTGTTCAATAACTTCAATTTGATTTTCAGACACGTGTTACCTCTGGCGAAACTGTAAATTGACCTTGAATGAGTCGGATAACATTTCCCCCACTTGAAGAAATCTCCAAGTCATAAACATAAAAGCCTTCATCCAATGAACCTGTTTGTGTAGCTGACATTGTGATGTCAATTGTTCCAGCAGCTCCATTAATAACAATTCCACCACTTGGTGATGTAAGTGTTAGCAATGCGGTTGTGTCATAATAATTTTGACGCACCTGAAGCGCGGCAGTGTAACCAGTCAAATTGATTGGCGTTCCAGCTTCATTCTTATAGATAACCTGCAACTCATATGTTGCGCCTTGGTCAATCGTTGCGTTATAGATAGCAGCAGTCATTATTTCTCCGTTGCCCAAACTAGGAATCCGCCAACTGCAATTAACGCCAACGGAACTGAAATCATTGCAACCCCGACAGTAAAGAGCGCAACGCCAATAACTTCTGCGGCGATTGCCCAATCAATTTTTTTCATTGCTACTCCTTACAGGTTAAGAGAAAAGAATCTTGGAACTGGTTGTTTCGGTTCTGGCGCTGCGGTTGCGCGGTCATAACCAAAGATGCTGGCAACGGCGGCGTCAATCTTGCGCTTGCTAGATGATTTGCTAACCATTACACCACGGCTTGATTGTTTAGTCACGCAGTTGTTGATATGGCGTGCAAGTCTTTCATCACCATCGTGCGTGAATGAGCCATTAACAACGGCTTCATAAAACTTTTGTGTTGCAGGAACCATTCGTTCTGCACTGTTTGGGTAAGAGACTACCGGCAATCCTTCTTCATCGAGGACCATAAACGTTCGCTGCCAACGGGCAGGGTCGAAAACAATTTCACGCACATTGAATCGATTATCACGTGCAGTGTTGATGATTGTTTGTTCGACTTCTGCAACCGGAACGTGCCACGTGTTGTCTGCATCTTGCGGCCTTTCCCATAATCCAACAACCATCAAGTGTGGCTTCTCGCCACCAAGTAACCAAGCAACTAAAGCTGTTGAGTCATTTGAGAATGCACCATCAAATGCAAGGATGACTTCTTCGCCAGGTTCTGGCAAACGCTCTTTATCTTCTAACGCTTCCCAAGTTCCAGAAGGGAGCCAGGCAGTCTGAGTAGATGTCCAGATGTTCAATCTCTTTGTTTTGAATTCTGCTTCTGGCGTCCTCAACACTGCGCTGGCAAAATCATCTGCTGCGCAAATGTCACCATAACCTGGGTTTGCAATCTGCCAGGCTTCTTCAGTTCGGTAATCAATTAACTCATCACCTTCATACCAAGCAAAGAAGAATGACGGGTCATCAACTTCACCGCTTGCAATTCTCTTGCCATAGTTGTAAAGGTCATAACAAATTGAATCTTTACCACTTGAATCTGTTTTAACACCGGCGGTTGTAATTGCAACCAACATCGGCTCTTGTCTTGCACCCATAGCAAGTGACATAACATCAAACAACTCACGATTCGGTTGTGCGTGCAATTCGTCAAAGGCTACAAAGGTTGGTGACAAACCTTCTTTTGTAAATGCTTCTGCAGATAGCGCACGATAACTGGTGCCATTCTTTGGGTTGTAAATCGCATCCCGATAAACCTGCAAGAACTCTAGTTCTGGTTCCAGGCGAATCATCTCTTTAACATTGTTGAACACAATGCGTGCCTGGTCGCGGTCAGCAGCACAAGAATAGATTTCGCCGCCTTGTGGTCCAAGCACTAGATGCTCAAGAGCCACCGCAGATAGCCAAGCAGATTTGCCTTGCTTGCGGGGAAGCCCAATCAACGCAATCTTATGTTTCAACTTGCCATTGTCTTTGACCGCAAACAGATTGCGAGTCAATTCCTTTTGCCAATCGCGCAACACTAATGGTTCACCGGCGCTGCCTGCAACTGAATCTTTTGTTATCTTGCAAAGAGCTTCTGCAAAGTCAATGACTTCATCACCGCGTGAATGAGCATATTCATCATCTGAAACCGATGACAAATACTTTGGCGGCCATCCCCCAATGGCGGTCATTAGTTTTCTCTTTTCGCTCTTCGTGCAATCAATTCATCTAGGGCAGAAGCCTTTTGAACTTCAGCAACACCAAGTCTGGAACGTGATGTCGGGTCGAATCCTAATGCTGCCAATGATTCACGGAAGGCTTTATTGACCGCAGTGAATGCACGTGCATCTGCTGCCTCTAACGTTGCCATAAATTTATTTTGCGCAGCGACATTTGCATCCGCCAATCTGCACGCAGTTTCAACGGCTTGCATATCTGAATCTGGCG